CTGTGCCAGCAAGAGCAATGTTGAGAGTCTTATTCGGTAAACCGCCTTTCGTAATTTTGTTGAAGTATTCAAGATCAAATTCAATTTTGTCTTCCTTCCTGTGGTAAGACTCATAACGTTCCTCATAGTCGTTTAAGTAATCGTGCCCGATATGAGTGTCAAAAGATACTGCAAGAGCATCGGATAATATGCTAGGTATTGCATCTCTTCCTTTAGACTCATCTGCTTTTCCATCAGCTAATTGAATAGACTCCATCAATGCTATGTATATGGCACGATCTCTACACCACTTCTCAGTAGTATCAACTAACCAATTAAACTCAGTAGGTTCATCATCCAAACCACCAATTATCTGAGTGATTTCTTTAAAGGAAGTATCATTAATATCATTACGTTTCTCTGTTTCAATACACAATACTTCCTTTGTGGCAGGTTCATTATACTCCTCCACAAACTTTGTTATCTCATCAAAAATAACCTTCTGATTGAAATCTTCAAAATACTCACTCTTAATAAAGGGTATAACCTTACGGACATACTCTTCATTATGAATAAGATTTCTTAAAATTAAAAACTCAACTTTGTCCATGTGGCATATCAAATACAAATGTTATCCTGGGTTCATCCCCAAGATTCACGGTTCCGTGTGGCACCTTATTATTAAACCATAAAAGTGTTCCTGGGTCAACTATAATACTTTCATTTCCAACAAAGTATTGATACTTACCCGAGATAGAAATATGAAACCTATCTCTTGTATGGTAATATGTTCCTTCATCAATATGAGCACCAACATATCCATCAACAGGTAAAGAAAGAAAACCACACCGATGAAGTTCTCTTCCAGGTATTTCCCGTTCTATAATTCTTAGAATTTCATCATGCCTTCCATATGCAGATGTTGGAACACTAATTTCAGAGTCTCCTACAAAATCATCCTTCTTCTTTATTATACCCATTATGAGTTGAAGATTGCCGACAGGAAGATCATCATAACCTCTATCAAGCAAGGACTCTACATCATCAACTCTTCTTTGATTTCCCCAATCATCAGAGTACTCTTCAAGTTGCTCTACTACTCCACTTACATCTATACCAGTTTTAATAACATCAATAAATTTACCCATAACTAAATTCTTTTTGGGCAATCTCATCAAGAGCTTGCATTACTTCTGGTGTGAAGTATTGTTCAGGATCTTTATATATTGCTTTGGCATATACTTTCTTGCCGTTAATCTCATAACGACCTGCTACATTTTTCCAAAGTCCGCCAATCTCACCGAGTTCAAGAAGACCATAATATCTATCAAGACCACGAGCATCATAATACAAACGTATCTCAACCTGCTTATTCTCCTTGCTTAACCGCGATTTATGAGTCTTTGCTTTAATAATATTTCCGATGACTTCTGTTCCATCCTTTTCCTTTTTCTTTCCGAGATAAATGATTGTACTTGCTGCGTACTTGAGGCCAGAACCTCCCCCCATTTCTTTTGTAGGGACATAAGAACCAATGACATCGTAGGTATGATTTGTTACTATTAGTGGAATGTTTGCTTGACCAAGTTTAAGAGTAAGCATCCTAAATGCTCCCTTCACAAGTTGAGATTTGGTCATATCTCTTACTTGCTTATCATCCAATGCATCACGAATTTCTTTCTCTGTTGAAAGCATACCTAAAGAATCTAACACAAACATACAAGGTTTGCGTTCATCCTCTGACATTTGTAAATATTTATCAACTGCCTTCAGTGCCTTCTGCCTAAACTCCTCAATAGTCACTACATTTATTACTACAAATCTAGTAGTATCAATATTACGACTATCTAAAAGTGTCCTAGTAATGCTATTCTCAGTGTCAAAATAGAGTACATAAGCATCGGGGTTAGTATCAAGGAAGTTCTTAACAACGGCGAGAGAGAAGAAAGTTTTTCCAGTGCTGCTTTCTCCAGCAATGGCAGTAATCTTATTAGAAGACACACCCCCAAATATACTGCCTGAACACAACCCATTAAAGATATAGCTTCCTGTATCCACGAATTGTTCGACCTCAGTAATCTCAGACGCCAGTTTCGTAAAATCATCTCCAATTTCTTTTACAATATCCTTCAAAAAGTCCATTAAATTACCATCCCATATTGTTCACGTAAAATTTTCTTATAAGGTCCATCTGGATTTTCATCCCTAACCTCTTTAATAGTTTTCATTTTTTGATATAGTGCAGCATCACCTCCAAGACGCATTGCACTCACTAATGTTGCTAATTCTTTGTCGTTAATAGGTAAATCCATTAGGCAAAAAATGATTCCAGGTTTACAGTTTTTTCTATATTCCAACCAATCGCTTCTAAAATAGTTTTGAGTGGTTCTAAGAAGGCTTTTTCAAATTGTAAGTCATAATCAATATATTTGTCAAGACCAATTTCATGCGGAAAATCCTGAATGAAAGAAATAATATTCTCACGAATAATATTTGGTTTCTTTAAATAACAGAATTTAATTTTATCACCATTCTGAATGAAAGAATACTTATTAGTCAACTTATGTTGTTTAACGTAATGATTATATAACAAAGCGCCCCGTATATGTATAGGAGTTCCTTTGGCATATATTGTGGAATGTGCCCGATACTTAACGACATCAGATGCAGAACGTGGGAATGATATTTCTTCTGGTGGGAGAGTTCTAAACTTCTTTCTAGAATCCTCAATAAACATCTGAACATCCTGTTCCGATCCACTCATAATAAGTTTAAGAGCATCCTTAATCATCTGACGACAAGGAGCAGGTGTAGAGGATTTAACTGCCTCAATACCCATAATCTTTAACTTAGGTTCTTCATATCTTACACCTTCACTGTCCCATACGTTAAGAATATATCGCTTCTTCGCAGTCCAGATACCACGATCAGCAATATTCTCACGCTTCATTTGCATTTTTTGGTCGTAGGCATTGACGTAGGTTGCCAATTCTTCATAAGAACTATCAATATACGGCTCAAATTCCATCTCACAGATCTTATTAAGGAACGTGACAATGCCTTCATTAGTTTTCTTTCTCCCTTCGTATACACGGTCAACCAAAGGACCCAAATGAAGGTAGATAGAATCAGTATCAGAAGCAATAACATAATCTACATCCTCCGTTTTAAGAATCTTATTCATCCTCTTATTCATCTTATTCTCAATCCAGCGGATAGAGACCTGACCAGACAGTGTGATTGCCTCTGCATTTTCTAACTTATAATATCTAAAGTATGCATTTCCTAAAGCACCATAAGCACTATTAAGAGCAATCTTCTTCGCCATTTGGATGTTGTTACACCTTGAAATCTCTTTTTCCAATTTCTTGGTGGGAGTTTTTTCATATCCTTTCTTTGCCTCAATCATCTTCTTCTTGAAGACCACACGATCTCCATACATCTTGTCCATCAATTCAGGCAAGAATCCCCGCTTGGACTTGTCAAACATAGCCCCGTTTGCACAGGTAGCGAAATCAGGGTCAGCACTGAAGTCTCCACTGAGGATCGATTCAACGCTGACCCTAGGGTGTGGGATCTCCTGAAGTGTCTCTGGTGAGATGTTGTACTGCATGATAAGATGAGGATACAAGGAATTAAGATCAAAACTGACCACCCAATCATAACGCCCAGGATTCGGTTCTTTAACGTATGCGCCTGCATATTTTTCGCCTTTTGCTATCTTGTTTTTTGGTGGAATAACAATGTTTCGTTTTTTGAGATAATTGTAGATAATAGTATCCCACATACGAACCTGATAGAATACATCTGCATAATTCACTTTAGCATCATATGCCATAGTAAGTGCAAGTTCAATCAATTTCATCTTGTCTTCCAATCGGTCAACAAGTTCCACGTCAACAATGTTATATTCAATAAACTTCTGCCACCCCTTTGTATAGAAATCCTTAAAGGTATCAAACTCAGAGTGATCAAGTTTTTTCTGGCCTAATTCTACATCAGCAATGTAATCTAGTCTATAGGATTCTTGCGCTTTGTAAGTAAATTTCTTATAAAGGTCAAGATAATCTAATTGAGTTACACCACCAACATCAAATACTGTATGAGTGCGACCCATAAGATGAATCTCACCTTCACTAACAAGTCCCCAAGGAGATAGTCTTTTCATTAACTTCTGACCAAGAACTCTATTGAGTCTCTTAGCAATATAAGGAATATCATACATCTGAATATTCCATCCAGTAATCACATCTGGAACATCAACCATCCAATAATTAATAAAAGAACTTAAAAGATGATGCTCAGAATCGCAACAATGATAAGTTAGGTCTTTCCGATTATGCGTAAAGGGTTTAACACCCCAACTAACGATTTGCTTTGTTGTGTAATCTTGAATTGTAATTGCCAGAATCTCTTCAGAGCACGACTCAACATCTGGGAATCCCGCCTCAGACGCAACCTCAATATCAAGAGTAACCAGTTTAATCTTACTGATGTCAAACCGGACTTCATCCTCAGGATATTTCTCCGATATGTATTGGTAAATATACCGATCATTCCCGTATATTTCAAAGCCCTCAACATCTTCGTACCTCTTATAGAAGTCACGACAATCCCTGACCGTTCCCGGATTAATAGCTTCAACTGGTTCTCCACTTAACGTCTTATATTTAGTTTTCTTTTTAGATTTAACAAATAATTGTGGAAAGAATTCATCTCTTGTTGCAAATCGTTGTCCTTTATCGACACCACGGACCAGAAATTGATTTCCAATCAATTGGACGTTGGTGTAAAATCGCTGACTCATTCTTTAGTAAGGTCTAGGTATTTCTCAAGGAGTGTTGGTGTTGGTTCTGCTAACGTTATAATTTTATCAGAACTAATCATAAATTCATCATCTCTAGTAAAAGCATTCATCCAAGGTGCTAAAGTTACTACACCTTCCTGAATGGTTATCTTTTCTTCTGATGTATTGACGCGAAATGGTTTAACCAATTTACAATCTGGTTCTCCAATATCAGCGCCAACTTCTTCAATCTGACTCACCAGAACTTCCTTGTTCATCAGTGCCATTACTTTGATTACTTTGTCCATTTTCAAGTACTTGTTTGTTATACATTTTTGTGAGGTTATCTACTGGATCTACCATTGTAACAACCCAATCAATAGTTAGTGGAATAACCGAATCTTTTGCAAGTGGAATCCAAGGATAAAACTTAACTTCAAATTGAGATTTTTGATGTTCTTCAGTTACCTCTTCATCAACAACTTCTTTATGATCACGCATTTTAACAACACATGGTTTATTAAGAAAATATCCTACAACATTTTCCTTAACTACCATCTCTTGCACATCAGCAATAAGATCTTCACCAGATTTCAAAATCAAAAGTTTTATAGTCATTATTTATCGATACCTTCTGATATTTTAACATCGAAACAAAACCACGTCAATGGAGGAAATGACGCTTACCTGTGAAAATCATAGTCATACCATTCTCATTGCATGCATCAATAGAATCTTGATCCTTCAAACTTCCACCAGGTTGAATGATTGCCTCAATACCCTGATTTGATGCCATAGTTACAGTATCTGAGAATGGAAAGAATCCATCACTTGCCATTACTGCTTTGCGAGTATAAGGAATATGATTTTGACCATGGCCACCAACAGAATTGTTAAATGTAATCTTTGCAGATCCCACTCTATTCATTTGACCAGCACCAACAGCCCAAGTCTGTTCCCATCTACCTAACACAATAGCATTAGATCTTACATGACGACAGACCTTCCAGGTAAAGATCATATCTCTCATCTCTTCCTCAGTAGGTTGGCGTTCAGTAACTACCTTCCATTCACTAATATCTACAGGAACATCATCTTTTTCCTGAACCAATACTCCGCCAAGAATACTCCTAACAGTATGAGGAGAAACCTTTACATTATTAACATCCATCTCAAGTAGACGAAGATTAGGTTTTGTAGAAAGAATCTTTTGAG